ATGCCAGAATTTGTTACGAGTTCCGTCATCCCCGACTTCCAAAACAAATTCGGTATCCTTGCCGTCCAAAATTCTTTCGATTCTTTCTAGTTCTTTTTCATACCGAGCCAAAATCTTGGGAGCATACTGATTAACTCTTTCTGCAATGGTCAAAGAAAGATGAGCATCTGCTGTCCGGGTTCTTTCTTCCGCCTTCTTTCTGGCAACTTTTAAGTGCTCAGAAATGGCAGCCCCACTTACATCAACTTGATACTTATCATGAATTATTTTTTTCAATTCTTCGGCAGTTAGCGTACAATGATCAATAATATATTGTTTTGCTTCCGGACTAATTATATTTGGGGTCGCCATTTCAAATACCTTCCAAACTGCATTTCATACCACATAATTTATCAATCAAGTCCTGTCTTTCTGCCATTTCACATCTTTTTATCAAATTATCTACCAATTTTATTAAATAAATGGGGTTGGATTTGTGACCTTTTCCAACCTTCATTTTATGAACTATGATACCGTTCAGTACTTCGATTCTGATATCCAAATCCATATTTACTGTATTTTCATAACTAGAATCACTACTAAAATCTCGATATGGATCCATTATTTCCTCTTCGTCCATTAATTCCAGGATCCATTCAGTATATGACTGGATATCTTGTTTGCACTCGTTCATGGTATCTTATCCGTAACTATTAACAACATTAATATTATCTCGGGCAGTTACGACACTTCGATTTTCTGCCGTTGCTACTGCTTTGGCTTCTTCCGCTTTTTGAATTACATAATCTAAGGTTTGCTGTTTGATAGCAGAAAATGTTTCCAATGTCATGTCGGGATTCAAATCTACAATAACGACATCCGCTGAAGTTATAGTTCCTTTTGAATTATATTCTTTTCCGGTTTTGGGATCGATTTCATGAAGATAAAAATCAATTCCTGCAAATGCATTTGGTTTAACTTCGGTCGCAAAATATTTTTGACCACCTGAAAACAATATATATCTGGCAGGATTTTCGATGCCTTCGGGTTCTGCGCATTCATCACAACTACATTCTTCGTCTTCTGGACCTTGACTACATGCCGTCACAAACTCTTCCACGAATTCATCAAGACGTTTATTAACAAGTTCCATAAGTTCATTCTTGAATGATTCAAAATTTTCCTGACTAATTTCCAATTAAATCACACTACCTATCTTATCTATTTTCTGGAATATTTAGAATATGCTCTACTATAATAAAAATCAAAACATCCGTCATCTATGTAATGAAGATCGCTTTCGGATTTGTTGCTTTCTTTGGTATCGAATTTATGTTTCGGAACTGTATCAAAATCTAAGTTCCGTTCTAATTGCATTGGACCTATTTCATCACAAATTAAATTGCATGATTGGCACACTAGATCACCATGGTCATCATATAATAAAGTTCCGCCGCATTGATCGCATCGTATAATATCACCATGGGAATTTATTTCAGTGCACCCAACAATACTGCTATACCCTTGTTGAATGTATCCAAATTTTGCCATGGTTTTTCTTTCCTTGATATATTTCTGGCGATCCTTATAATCATCGAATATTATTATCTGATCAAAATCATTAATCAAATAAACAGGATTCTTGACTTTTACGTTTTTATCGTTGCGATCTTTCTGAATTTGTATATAACACTGTTTACAATATGAATGCAATCGATTTCTAGTATCCTTCCTATGATATGTATTTATATCATTCATCAACTGTCCGCAAATTTTGCAAGTCGAAAAAAACCTCCCAAACCAGATTCTTATGTCACGATAATTTGCTTCCATTAAAATAATACTCCAAAAAATTTATAATAAAAACAAAATCAAAGTTCTAGTATTTAAATCTTTTGGTGAAAAATAATTTATACTCTTGATTTTATTGATAAAGTCAGCAAATCAATGTGCTCCAAATTTTTAAATAAATCATAATTCAATATCCTCTTTTCGTCCTCTTTTCAATATTTCTTTTATATATTTCTTCTATTTTTCGTAATTCATATAATCCATATTCATATGGGGTTCCATAATGACGATCATATATATGCCAACACTTAAATCCTGATAAATTAACGGTATATATTCGCGAAGGTCTCCATCCCCATTGTTCATCCATCGGAAAACCGTCTATATATTCATTAGTATCAATAAAACACGATAAAATGTGTTGATTATCGTACATGGGATCGGCAGGAATAGCCAATATATGTTCATGCAATAAATACAGTACAGGAGGTCTAACCTCATCAAGTATCATGATTTCATTCTTTCCGGTTCCAATAATATGCAAATTAGTCACCCCTTTCTTCTGGAAATTCTTCATATATCAAATTTTGGTAATATTCCCAAGCTGTGTTCATATCATCATATTTAATTATATTGTTTTCATGCAATACGATTATTTTGGATCCAATCACTTTCATGATGATTTCGGATTTTTTATTTCCTTCCATGTCTAATAAGTTCATGCGTATTATACCATATCGCCGCAATTTCTTAATTGCCATCAACTTCAAATGGACTAATTTAAGACGATATACATCAAGATAATTCATTTCATTTCCTTTTGGTATTTTGATCATATACGTCTTTTATCATCTGTAATAAATCTTTCCCATGATCCCTAATAGTGTCAGTATTGTGAATACATGCATCAGTAATGAACCATGCGTTATATCCTGTTAGATTCATATTATGTTCGATTCCGGCTTTCCATCCCCATTCTTCGGTAAGATACCTTTCGCCTATTCTGACCGCACCGTTCATGAAACACGATAAAATACGACTGTAATTATAAGTCGGATCAGCTGGAATTGCCAATAATCTCTGATAAACTAAATAAAGCACTGGTGGCTTAGTCTCTAAAATAATAATTTCATTCTTTCCGGTTCCAATAGTATGCAAATTATTCATCTCCTTTTTGTGTTCCGATCATATATACGTTTTATTCTGGATAAAATTTCGATTCCTTCGTCCATACCACAAAACATATACCACCCACGATAATTTTGCATATTTATTCCATCTGCCATCCGCCGGGACCACCCCCAATCGAAGTTTAATCGGGTATCCCCTATAATCGTATTTTTATCCATGAATTGTGGAAGAATATGACCCTTGCCAGGAATGGCAAGCAAACCATTCGAAACATAATAATATACTGCTGGCTTGGTTTCAAGAACTATGACCTTGTTTCCCGAAGTTCCTATTATATGCATAAGATCACTTCCCATGGATTGATATCGATTTTATTCTATTAAATATTCTAACAATGCGTCTTTTAATTCTATTTATAATATATACTCTATACAGTATGCGAAACTCTCGTTCTATGTCACGTTCCGAATACGATGAATAGGTACTTTGTTGAACATGTCGAAATCCCGGTTTACGTATACCACTGCCCCATGTATTCCATAATCTTTCTCCGAATAATCGAGTATTCGACGATTGATATATTTTCAATATTTTTCCATGTGATGAAGGGATAAAAATACACATTGCATAATAAGGATAATTATCTCCATAATAACCATGATACTTAATAGTTCCATATACTAATGGAAGACTATTAGTAACATATGTAACCGTACCATCTTCACTGTACAGTTCATTGATTTTCATGATGCCCCCTTGATTATTGAATGTCGCCAATTCTTTGGTTCAAAAAAATCAGATATCTTTCTTATCCTTCCTATGATTCTATTATTTTCCCAACTGTTATTTGACTATTATTATCCAGGAAGATATCCATCCAACAAACGGATTCTGATTCATTCCATCCGGAAAAATCTGCCCTTTCAAATATTTCAAAACAGTTGTTCATAGCTTCATCAAGCTCACTAAATTCTTCTTGCATATTTCCTATTACCAAGGTATACATCGATCTCATCTCCCTCTTTTCATATGATATGTGGATTATCATTAGATCTATAAATAGATTTCGGACCTTAGAATTCGATTATAATAAAAAAATATAAAAAAGAAATATTCAATGGGATAAATACATTATTGGATCTGTCATTCCATTGATGGTAAATGCTTCCATTCTTTCTATACAAGTCGGACAGACACCACATGATTGTCCAGCATTATAACATGACCTGGTAAGCTCATATGGCACACCCAATTCCAAACCAATCTTGACAATATCGCCCTTGGTTAGATGAATGAAAGGTGCTTCTATTCTAACAGGATGCCATAATGTTGAAATTCTGGTTGTTTCATTCAGTGATTCCAGGAATTCAGGACGGCAATCCGGATATAAAGAATGATCTCCGCTATGCGCCGCATACATCACGGAATCAATGCCCCTGGCAGCAGCTATTCCGACTGCTATCGATAACAGAATTTGATTCCTATTAGGAACTACTGTTATCTTGGCAGATTCATCAGTGTAACCACATTCCGGAACTTCGATATCAGGATTAGTCAACGCGCTGGAATCTATATACTTGAACACCGGTCTGACATCAACTATATCATGTCGGATATCAATACCGAGGTCAGGATCCTCTTTCATGAACTTTATCATCTTCTGGGCGTATTCTATTTCTTGCCGATGTCTTTGGCCATAATCAAAGGTTATAGCTTCGACATCATAACCGTCGCTGTATAGCTTCCAAAGAAGAGTGGCAGAATCCATACCACCGGAATATATCAAAAGAGACTTCATTTTAATAGCTCCAATGTTTCCGATTTGAGACTAGAATTTTCTTTAAATATGCCACGAACAGCAGAACTTTCGGTAATTCCCGGTATCCTTGCTCCCCGTACAGTCATACAAGTATGATGAGCATTTACCTTCACCATGACTCCCCGAACCCCTGGTATCCAATTCATAAGATAATCGGCTATTTGAGCTGTCATATTTTCTTGAAGTTGTGGTCTAGAAGCAAATTTCCGAACAGTTCTTGCTACTTTACTAAGCCCCACAATATGAGTCGATGGAATGTAAGCAACAGCGGCAGTTCCCGAAAATTGCATCAAATGATGGTTACAAAATGATGTGAATTCTATATCTTTTACCATAATTAAATCATCACTAAGGGCTGGAAATATGCCTTTTCCGTGTTCCAATTCATCCCAATCTCGCCATGATTTGAATTCATCCATCATGCGACGAATCCGGTCAGGAGTATTCATTCTTGCTTCATCATCGAATAATTCTATTGGAAAATATAATCCAATCTGGCTAGGAACTTCGCAACAGTCTTCGCTCATGCTGATTCCTTTGCATAATTGTCTTCGGATTCTTTTACAGTTACTTCTATCCAATCATCATTATGAAGGTTTGCCATAATTGATATATCCCGAAGTATTTCTTTTGCTATATTTTCAGCAGTTGGATTCTTTTCATCCATTTTTGTTACTGCCAATCCCATCTTTTCGAATACCGGTACTAATGGATCCTCGCTATTAAAGATTGCTCGATGATCCCACTTTTGTTTGAAGTATTCTTTGATTCTTCTGTAATCCAACAACATGCCGCACTGATCTAATGGATTATCAGAATCTATCGTTATGCAAACAGACCATGAGTGACCATGGCACATATTGCAACTTCCCGAATATCCAAATAACCGGTGTGCTGCATCGAAGGTTACTTTCTGTTGTAGTTCAGTCATTATTTTCTTCTCCTTAAATTCGATTCAAAAAAGATTATATTCAAATGTTATTCTCTTGGTATTTAAAGGTTTTGCCATCCAAATAAATTGCTTTCAAAACTATTATTATTAGGTTTAACAAATAAATCATGATAATGATCATAAACATATCTTGATCCATGTTTATCAAAATCATCGAATATACTAGTTACATTCTGGATAAGATCTTTTTCTCCCAGTGCTTTCGCATATTCTGGCAAGACTTCCATATCATCTACAAAGCATTCTATCATGCGGTTGACTTCCAAATATTGATATAAGTTGTGGAAGCTGACCAAAAGTGATGTAATTGGAGTATAATTATAAATATCTCCTATATTCATACTGGAACATACTGGACAATCACATGGCATACCAATCATAGAATGATCGCTGGATTTTTCTCCCAAGCTAACGAATTTCTTAATATCAAGCGGAAATCCATACGACATAAACTGGTAGCCTTTTGCCCAACTGCTGCTATCGAAGGTAAGAGCAGAATCATATTTGTTTGCCAACATAGATAATGATATCATATTAGCAGGGGCACTCACTCCGAAGAAGTGACAATTATTCAGCACGGATTCTTCTCCCCTTTCTATCAAATATAGATAGGCCACTAGTTTCAAGTATACGTTAGTACTGGGATGAATACCTAATGCCCATCCGTCGAAACTAAAATCTTTCACTGCATGATACCATTGATCTATCTGATCATATGTCTTTCCATGCAAAACATTGTATAATTTAAAGTCATAATTTTGTCTATTTTCTTCGAATATTTTAAAATTCCGGCATGATTCTGACAAAGCCGCATCAAAATCCATAAAACTAGGAGGTACATCCAAGTTCATACCGATATCAGAATTTCGTTCCAGCCATCTAAGTATTTGAATCGCATTTAGATCAACTGGTTTGCCTTTCTTTTCGAATGTCATCATCTGAAAGCCGCCACTGTCTCCCAATATTATAGTATCATCGGGATACTTCATGCGACTTCGATGTTCATAATCTTCTTCGTATGATAATCTATAGTATGCATTTTGGAGAATTATATTATAATCAAAGAATGATTTTCCAGGATTAAAGAATTCAAAATTTCTGCCGGCAAATTCTTGATGTCGCAACCAATGATACATCGTGTGGTTACAAATTGCGGGAACATAATTCGAACCTTTCGGAATTGTTTTCATTTCTACCAACTCCTAAATAAATTAGTTGGTTTGATTCTATTTTCTGGTTTTGGAACAAATAATTTCTTATATTTACTATATATATATTCTGTATTATAATTATCAAAATCATTTAATATATTGACTATATCTGATATTAATATATTTTCGTTTACTGATTTCCCGTATTGGATTAAAGCTTGCATATCATCTGCCAATGCATTTATCATTCTATTGGTTTCTATGAATTGATATAAATTATGATATGATATTAATGATGGGGACATTGTGTCATATTTATATATTTCTTTTATGTCAGTGGATTGGCATACTGGACAATCGCATGGCAAACTTTTCATAGAATTTTTTGTTTGTCCTAATCTAGATTTATGCCTAACATCCAATGGAAAGTAATAATCTGAAAATCTATATCCAGTAGCCCACGTGCTACTATCAAATGTTAAAGACAGATCAAATTTTTTACTTAACATACTTAGTGCGATCATGTTATCCATGGAACTTATTCCGAAAAAATGAGTATTTTGGTATATCGACTCTTCTCCATGTTCCAATAGATATAAAAATGATAATATCTTTAAATAAGTATTCGTATGAGGCCGAATTCCTATTGCCCACCCATCAAAATCGAAATCTTTTACATGAGAATACCAAGTTATTATGTCATTATATGATTTTCCATGCAATATATTATACAGCTTAAATATATAATTTTCTCTATTATTTTGAAATAATTCAAAATTTTGAATAGATGTCCTTAAAGAATATTCAAAATTATCGGTGGGCGGGCTATCTAAATTCATTCCGATGTCTGCATTATTTTCCATCCATCTAAGTATTTTTATAGGATCTATATTTATACTAGTACCTTTTTTATTTGCCATCATTATTTGAAAACCGCCACTATCTCCTATCAATACCATATCATCAGGATAATTCATTCTGGACCGATGATTATTATCTTTTTCTGACGATGATATATCATATGCATTTATTAATTGCATATCATAGTCAAAGAATGAATTTCCTTTATCAAAGAATCTAAATCCTATATCATTATACATCATATTGGTCATTTGGCATTTTAAAGTATGACTAGATACCGCCGGAACATAATTCGACCCCTTTGGTATAATTTTCATACTATTTCTCCTGATGAAATAAAAGACATCATATTGTTACCTGGATTGCTCATGTCCCGCAAGACCATACTATGCCGGAAGTTATCATAGACATGACTGACGCCCTTTTTCTGGATTTGATCAATAATTATTCTGGCTATCCTAACAGTCTTTTCTTCACCAACCGACTTAGCATATTCCATAAATACGATATCATCGGATACCATATTGTTTATCATTCTATTTACTTCTATGTACTGGTATAGATCATGCAGAAGAAGGGATACATAAGCACCTGGACTTTCTTGGGAATACAAATCATCGATCTCTAACCGTCGGCAAACCGGACATCTACAAGGAATTGATTGCATGGTCTTCTTTGCATCTCTTCCGAATTCAATACCATATCGTATATCTTTCGGGAAATAAAACCGTCGGTATCTCATTCCGGTTATATAACTGCTAGAATCGAAAGTCATCGAACCTCCGAATTCATGACTAAGCATAGCAAGTACTAGCATATTCTTGATACCGCTTACCCCGAATAAATGAAAGTTGGTTTCCCAATGGGCAGCATTATTTTCCCTAAGGAACATATAACCGATTATTTGCAAATAGATATTATCTGCCGGTCTAGCCCCAAAAGCCCATCCATCGAATTCATAATCTTTCACACCAGAATACCACTTGATCATCTCGGGTAATGTTTTTCCATGCAGGACATTATATAATTTAAAGTCATAATTTTCTCTATTATTCTGAAATACGGTGAAATTTTCTTGACTCGTTTTCAAAGACTTATCAAAATTTGTCCAAGGAGGACTGTCCAGATTCATTCCGATGTCTGCATTATTTTCCATCCAACGGAGTATCTGAAGTGGTGTTATGCCTATGTCTTGGCCACCTAATTGTGCCTTTGCGATCTGAAATCCTCCGCTGTCTGCTATCAGACAATATTCTTTCGGATATCCATATGCTTCCCTAAAATCTGGCGTCTGTTTATCGATCTCATAAGGAACCGTCGTTAAAAGATATGGATATTGAAAAACAGATTCCGGAGTAAAGAATTTACTATCCTTTCCTTTAAAAATGAAGTCCTTTTCTTTCCAGCGGGTTTCTGCCGTACTGACCGCTGGAACAAAAGTAGCTTGTTTTGGTAACACAATCATAAAATTATAGTGATTACGATAGTATATAAAGGTTTTGGTAACCAAAAATATAAAAGAAAAGGAGGATAATTCTATTTAGATATATCCCAGTGGTTCGCCCCCTTCCACGAACTGGACATGGATCTGTCCGGCATTGATCAGGTGCGGGAAATCCTTCCCTGCTGAGATCAACCGATTCCGAACACTATTCACGGCAGGTTCATCCATACCAGAAGCTCGCAAAGTATTGGCAATAGCTCCCGTGATGGCAAATCGATTTCTCTTCATCTCGGAAATATCAAGAACCGGCTTTCCTACCGATTCTTCCGGAACTGTCCGGATCTCCCGGAGTTCAGCAACGGTAGGTGGTTTCATAATCACCACTTCTTTTTTCGGCATTTCTGGTGCCTTGATATCCATGACCTGAGCCGCGGGAAGATCCTGAATCAAGACCAATGCCTTATCGGGTTCTGGTTCAGGCGTCCTGATCTGCTGACCAGATTCATCAACGATGACTTCGACCAATGCTGCCTTATCGGTATGCAGAACCTTCCTCATGTTGTGGCGGAATGTATTGCTGAAACTCAACTTCGGAACTTCAGCAATGACATTAGAGGGGAGAGGATCCCCGACATGCACTGCAATGTGACTCGTCTTCGGCGTTCCTTTTCTGCTGAGTCCCTTGTCAACCTGGTAATACTGCACTTCTCTTCCGCATATCTTGCACTTATCTGCTTTTTCGCCTTCCATAAATCTCACCTCATATCTTAATGATTTCTGATGACTGTCATGCCGTACTTGGCAGCGGTTTCGATGTTGGTATCGTAGTTGCTGCCTTTCGCGAACATCTCTTTTCTGACTTCGTTCGCGGTCTTTTCATCCATGCCACCGTCTTTCATGGCATTGATGATGTCGGTGATCATGGTGAACCGATTCATTCCGGTTGCATCGAAGACCATCTTGGCTTCATTCCCATCATGGGGAATCATTTCCCGCAGGTTCTTGCGGTAGGTCGCGCTAATCTCATGGATGTCAATCATGACGGCGTCTGTTGGCATTTCTCCTTCATGGAATGCTCTCTTGATTGTTCGACCTTCCTTATTGATCTTAGCATATACGACAGGCTTTCCGCAAACCGGACATGTGTTTTTCTTATTGTACATCATTTCTTATCCACCTCAATTCATTTCTTGACAATACCATATATCCCGTTATGCCTATATAAAGGTTGTGGAAAAATCGACCATGATCAAGTCAAATTTATAAAATAAATAAAAAATAAACATCCCCCGACAAAATAATAAAAACAAAAATTAAACAATGTCGTGAATTTATTTAGATTCACGGACGTACGGAAATCTAGAAACTGAATAAGCTGCCTTGCCCCTTGATTGATTTCTTTTCCTTCTTTTTTATTTTGGTATTTATTTCTGGCAATTTTAATAATTTTCTTTCCTTGTTTTCTAATCCCAAAGCATCAGCCACTTCACTCCAGTCTATATATTCTAGCATCCTATGGTTATGATCGAATTCTTGAAGAGACCAACCATAATATAGCATGATCAAAACCTTTTTTAATTCCATGATTTTATCTGTTTTTTCTTTGCTTCCTTTAGGATACTTCATGAATGCATTTTTATCCCGAATCCCAACCAATAGCATCTTGCATGCCATATCCGGCGGAATAAAGAATAATCTCTTATTTACTTCGGAACACCAGTCTAGATCCACCAGACTCGCGCTAGACCATCGCAAAAGAGGATAGATGAATTTAGTATCTACCTTCCCGATGTCACCGGATTTGAGGTTTTTAAAGCTTTCAAACACCTTTATGCCTCCTTCATTAATTGGGCTAACATCGCTTCGATCAAGATTTCTTTTATCGCGACCTGGCTCATCCATTGGTATTTATCAGACAAAATACATATAAATGTTTGATATTTTTCTGGCGGCAATCTTTCATAAGCTATGTTACTTAAATCCCGACAAAATTGATCATAATCTGGACATTCATCCAGTAATGTTTGTCTAGCTAATATAAAATTCTTTTCACAAATTAACGAGAATATCTTTTCTGCCAAATTTATTTCGTCATGGAACTTTGATAACAATACTCCATCTCGATGTTCCTCTATGGAATTGATGGCAGATCTTAAGTCACTACCAGTTCTGGCAACGATCTTATCAAGGGCTTCTTTTTCATATGGTATCTTTTCTTGCACACAAATATATTCCAGTCGATGCAATATATCTTCTCGCGGGATATTTCCGAATTTTATTAGGACACATCTAGATTTTAATGGTTCTATTATTTTGTTCAAATAATTACAAGTCAATATAAATCTTGTATTTCTGGAATAAGTCTCCATCGTATTGCGAAGGGCCGTCTGAGCATCTCCCGTTAGGTGGTCAGCTTCATCAAGGAATACTATCTTGATATTTCCATCTTTACTGCGATTACTGGCAAATTCTTTGACTTTATCTCGGACGGTATCAATTCCGCGTTCGCTGGATGCATTCAATGTTAGTACATCACACCCTAATTGTCGGATTATGATCTTGGCCAGGGTTGTTTTTCCAGTTCCTGCTGTTCCGTGCAACAATAGATGCGGCAACGAATCATCAATTTCTATTTTAGCATCGAATCCCAAAAGATCATCAAGTGTTTTGGGTCGATATTTTTCGGTAAGTAGTGGCAAATTCATCTCTCCCAAAAAATTAAAAACTTGGATTTATTCTTCTTCGGACTCTGCTTCCGTATCTATGATCGGAGATATCATCCATTTGATTGTGCTGTCAGGATCCCGGCTAGTAATCAATATCGGATAATTATCATTAAAAGCAACATTTAATTTACCTGACATGACCGTTATAAATTCCAAAAATGTTGATCCAAACCGGGCAACGACATTCTTGTAATCGACTGCAGTCTTTGCCGTCAATTGGTTAAAGTTGTCTTCGCCTGTCGTTATGTAGAGAATATTGTCCTTGACTTCGGCAATCACACCGACCTTCCCGGTGCCCAAAATCTGGGTATTCTTTTTGACAGCTGCCCAAATTCTAGAATCAAGTTCGAAACCACCATCATGACCTAGTGTTGGCAATTCTGGTAGATCGCATTCTAAATATGCTTCGTCCGGCATGATGAGTTTGCCTTCATTGCCCTCGGAACTCAAAATAAAGACATTATCTCGCTTTGATAATTCTACATTTCCATTCATGTTATTTAGGACACTTATGAGAGTAGTCATGTTCTTGATTGGAATATTCATCTGGCTGTAATCTATAAAATTTGTTGCCTTCAGGATACCAGTAACTGCGCCCGCATTTGTAACATCCTTCACGGTTAATGTCAATCCATCGGGACCGAATTTCAGAATGCCATCTGATATATTTCCATTTATCGTTACCTTTTTTATAAAGTCACTTAATGTCTTGCTATTTATTTTCAATTATTATACTCTCCTAATATTTTTTTCTATTGCTTTATGAATCTAAAAAAGGAATGACTAGTATTTAAAGATTATGGTCAAGTCCGATTTTTATATTTCACATAAATTGCTCGACATCCTGACCAATCAGATACTTTACCTGCTACATCTATTGTTCGGGTCCTGATCCAGAAGGTTCCTGCCGATTTCCAAGTATGCGTTTCGGAAATTACTTTGTCAGATGGTTTAAAATCCGTTATGGTTCTGGTTCCGTCGTTCCAATCAAATTCATAACGGAATTGATCGCCTTCGAAATCTACAGCTTGGGTCCAATATCTATACGGTTCACCAACTATGCAATCAATAGTTCCACGTGGTATGGCTGGTATCGGAGTGTAATTGATTCCTGATGCTACAGACATTATACCAATTACTATGATTGACAGAAATATTCTCATAGATGCTATTATGGCCGTTCTTAGTATTTAAAAGTTTTTAATTCCATGTATATTATTAAATCCTTTAGTATGAAAAAGAATTTAAGATAAGATACTAATTGTTCCGGATAGTACCTTATCAATTACCACATACTCGGGTGCCATGATGCACATTAAATATTGATGAAATAGTATATCAAATACGAAAGCACTCGACAATCCCATGAAAATAACTGCTATTATAGACCATATAGCTGCTCCTTCTCTTCCCATACCAGATCTATCGGGTTGATAATTTTTATACCACTTCCAACAATATTTAGCAGTGATCACAGCCATTATGATCCCAAACAGCATTGCTATCATTCCAGCAATTCCGTCGACTACCGTACCTTTTACAGCAATTTCATAACTGTACGAGGTTACATTTTTGGTACCATTTACTACTGAACCTATCATCTCGGGTGTCAAATCCATACTATTCCTCATTACTTTCCTTTGTTTCTAATATGAAGACGATCACAATAATTCGTTCCCAATCGCATCGCGATCTTCCAGGTCATCGGTCCACTAATATCAAGTTGGTGTCGTTCTGCGCCTCCCGGCATCAGCCAAATTTTGTTTGCAGGAAGTTCATACAATTCGATACATTCTTTTATTTCGCTCTGGAGATACATCCAAGGTTGGGTTCCTATCACAAACTTGAAATGAACATTATCAAGATCTTTCCAATTACTGAAATAATCCCGGCGATCCTGTGGAGATGGTATCGAATCCTTCTTAGGACTGATCACCAAATATCGGAACATTTCCAAGTATTCGGAATCATTATTCTTTATGAGTCCATTCGTTTCAATATCAATATATCTAGTATTGATACAGGTCATGACTTCTTTCCAGTCATGAAGAAAAGGTTCTCCTCCGGTAATTACCACCCGGCAATTATCATTCTGTCGTGAAAGCATTTCATTTATGCGAAAGATTAATCTGTCATTGGTCATCATTTCATGCCGACTATGATTGGTGTCACAATTACTGCAATGCAAATTACAGCCAGAACTCCTAACAAATATGACTGGTTGTCCCATAGCAGGACCTTCTCCCTGTATGGAATAGAATATTTCGTTTATCGGAATTTCAGACATAATCATTGATTTGAATTCGGTATATATAAAGCTTTTGTAGAAACAAATATATACCATGGAAGTCCTATGATAGACCATGAAACCAAAAATGAAGCCAAAGAAAACATGCAAATTTTGCGGCCATCCTATAAAATCGCCATATGGCAGACAAGGAAATCTGTGTTCCAAAAGATGTCATGATGCTATAAGAAGAGAAGAAATGTAACTGGATTCACCAAGAATTGCCAGCATCATATATGATGAAGAAGATGCATGAAAACCATGGTGCGATGATATGAAACTTAAACACCATACAAGATTTTTATTTCAAAGAATATTATCATTTGAATATAATGGATATAATATTTCTATCGGGATTTCTCCCCTTCGCGGAATGAAAACCGGTCACTATGGATCCAAACATCCTAATTTCTTGGGCGGACAATGTTGGAACAGAAAATTTCATATACTATGGATATGTAAATACCGGATATGAGAAAAAATATAGTACCGGGAATTCCAACCGCACCGACTCCGATCATCCCGATTCCACATATTCCGTTCCCAAAAGGAAAATAATTCCGTTTTTTTTTTAAAATTCAATATAATCATTCAAAAATTCTTCATATCCTGTTTTCAATTCAGATGCAGTAAAGTATTTCAAGATAGCTTTCTGATCGGGATTTCTGTCCAAGAAACTATCTAAATATACAAATGCTACTTGCGGTCTTTCTCTTAATGCATGCCAATATGCACCGGCTTGTTTGATATGCGTATCATAAGGAACTCCTGTCTTGATATCGATAAGAGTAAGGTCACCGTCTATCCGGCATAACAAATCAAGACGACCGGCATACCTAGGTTCATGACAAAATAAAGCTGTTTCTACACATATCGGACTTATATTTAGATTGAGTTGTTCCCACATATCAAGACATCGTCTGATTCGTTCTATTACTTCATCCCGTTTGACTCCATATATTCCGTCTCTGGGCAATGGAATCAATTCCCTGGAATACCTCCTCAGAATATGATAATGGACCAGAGTTCCTATGGACATTGATGGAGTTGTTCTAATAGGCTTTCCTTCATTCTTCTTTTTTCCGATGATTGTAGTCACCGAAGGATACTTATCATCGCCCAGGCAATAGAATCTGCCTTGTTTTGATTCATCGACTGTAAATCTGGAATTGTTCTTTATTATCATACCATCACCGTATATTGATCACGTATTGCATCTTCTATTTGTTTTTGACAATCTTCGCAAAGATCAACATAAAAAGATCCATTTCGGACTTGAACTAGATGACATATTCCCCGTCCGCATCTATTACAATAAATTGGGATATCAATTTCGACCATATTACCAATCTCCTTCCATGTACATATATGATGGATCAAGCATAATAAAAAATTTCTGCAATCCCAAACATATCAATGCACCAAATTAAATTATTCCCGGATACCAGTTATTAAGTACTCCTCGGACATTACTGATTTCATAATAAATGAACAATAATGAATAAGGAACGTTCCTAATGATTATAAATTCATATAACATGACTCCATTTGAAAAAATCCAAGCAAAAAATCCCAACCCACGCCACCAAGCATCCAAACTAGGAGCATAGGTAGCTCCTATAATTGCCAATATCATGACAAGATACTGTACAAGATGTTGTTTGATATCAGTAAATGCAGCATTTATTCTTTTCCGCATATGATTACCTTTTCTTTAGAATCATGGTGAATTTCATCCAATACCTTCTTTTCCCAATTCGAAATAACTTCAGTAAAATCTAATCGGTGTTCAATATATCCTTCGTTGGTCGGAGTTACTGTAACATAATACATTATTTCTGGTTTTCCGGTCAATCTGGCTGCTTTTTCGATCTGATCCCATATAAATAAAGTCATCGGACCGTCCCATTGTCCCTTAATGGTAAATGATTCTTTCATTGACCACCGAAGATTTCCATCTACGATAGACAATTTTGGAGCACATTTCAAATACCAAAACATGATATTATGACAGTTTTTGCAATGAATCACTCCATAAAATGAATCCCCGATTTTTTTATTCTTGGCATCTTGTAAGTATTCCAGTGAATCAGTTCCGCAAAACATACAAACAGTATTAGCTGTTTCCAAAATAATCATCTCCCGAATTCGAACAAATTAGATTCACCACTATCCATGAACGTCATACATATGGGACCATATCCACGGCGTCTGCTATCGATATCATGCAGCAATCGACCACATCTCCTGCACCTGATATGCAAAAAATTATTGGTTTCCATATTGTTCTATTACCCATTTAAGACCGGGAGCCCCATATATTCGAACTTTCGGATTCGGAACTACCATATTATAGTTTCTGTTGACTAACGCAATCTGATCATATGACTTGAATAGGGGGTAATCTTCGACCAGTATATCTCCCTTTTGTAAAAATTTGAGTTTTTCATCAGGTCCACTAGTATATACTACTTGATATGGAATCTCCAATTTCTTTTCCAACCACCTTTCGGTATACGGAATCCATGAATCTAATTGATTGGTCAATATAAAAATACTGTCCAGACTTGTATTTACAACATGCAACATATCTTCATATGCCGGCAATCTTTCACATACTGATGGATCTTCATTTACAATCTGGATAACTGACTTGCCGTTCTTTTTGGCATCCCATTTGAAGGGTTCATGACCTAACACTGATGTTCCTAATACTCGGAAAACTCCATCTAAGTCAAAATATAACACATTGATCACCACTTTGTTATTATTTATTTTATAATATCCACGGCATTAATTTTTTTACCAATTTTTCTTTTTCTTCTTCGGTAATTTCACCGGATACGGAAAATATTCCACCACATTTTGTACATCTACTATGCCCGACCATTCTATTGTATTTCCAAATAGTATTTTCGCCGCATGCCAAACAAAATCTTGTCGATTCTGGTGGTGTCATTCATTACATTCCTCCTGTTTCAGTGATCGAATTTTTCATAATTTTCAGTATCAATAAAAAGTATATAAATCTAATGGTCACATCATATCAATAATCATTCTTGGTTATTCCTCCGTATTGGTATGCATATCGAAATTCCGGAACCAAATTAACTGGTCTTCCATCTAACATATTATATTTTAGTATAAGACCGCAAATATCAGAACTTCCATATGAATCTAATATATACTGGTCCGGTGATTGAAAACACCCTACTCCGATTATCGTGGAATTCATAAATGATTTTATTACTTTGACATTATGACAGTGACCACCTAGGAAAATATGACCAAATTGTCCTTCACTCATTAGTTTAAGGACGCGATTTTTCATCCGCTTGGTTCTGTTTTCACCAGGGGCTGCACACGATCCGGCACAATGATTTGCTGCCAATATAATATTTCCAGGTCCAATAATAGGAGTACCTCTTTTAACATAAGTAAGATCAGATCTTAATTCTTCTAATCGGTGGCAAAAATCATAATCGACGCCCTCTAATTTGACCAAAGAAACATCATGGTTTCCCTTAGTAAAATAATTATGATCAAATCCATCTGGATAATTCCTAATAACATAGTCTTCTATTTCTGAAGTGTCATTCAGAAACCGTTTTTTATCATGATCTTTATATGTCATTATTCCGTCTATGATATCTCCGCAATGTATCAGAGTCTTTATATCCCGATCTTTGCAGTCACCAATAAATGCATCAAAGATAGATTTCTGTTGGTAAATACTTCCCCAGTGAGTGTCCGAAACTACAGCGATTTCATAATACGGAAGATCGAAATCATTTGATACTGTTCGGGTGGTCTTCGGACTAGGAAGACCACATTCATACCACTTTTTGGACCAAGCATCCCGGGAAACCCCCATTAACTTTGCAGAATCCTTGAAATTCAAACACCGGGAATATATTTCCAAGAGATCGAATTGGTCGCATTCATCAAATGGTTTATAAGTCATGGTATTTTATTCGGCAACATCTACTATTTCTGGCTTTTCTAATAAATATGGAAATTCTACTGGTGTTCGACTATTCACATTAGTATAGCAACATCCATTTTTGTCTCTAAATACACGACCTTCAATATTATAACATTCGTAACTTCCGTCAGGCATCAATTCCTTAAAGATTTGACTGCATCGATTATTTTGCCAACATGTATCACTGATTTGGTTCCATTCATCGTTTGTGCCTCTTAATGGACGAAGCGGTTCATACTTTGCCAATGTGCTAAATAAGTCTATACAGAACGGAGCCGATAATCCCGAATGTCCTTGTGTTGCAAAAACTTTTACCAATTCGAGTACATGATTCGCCATCATTTTATTCATTTCATCGCCATCAAAGTAACCAGCAAATTCTAGTTCTCGGTTGGCATGTTTATATAATGATGATTCTTTGGGATCATGATATTCTTCTTTTGGAACATATTCATAATTATCATCGGT